TGTTAAAATCTTTAATCCATTAGCCATTTTAATGCATTTCCTTGCTCTATAGAGCGGATAATAAACTAACGATTTTAACCTAAACAACCGATTAAAATCGCTGTATAATAAATAGTTTTAATTTTTGAAAAAGCATTATTGCATTGATTATGCAATAATTGTAACTACATAGCTGTTAGGTGGAATAATTTGACCCATATCAATTCTAACGGTATTTAAGGTCAAAAATTCTATATAAGGCATGATTTGGTTGTAATTATCAAAATCTTCACGTACAGTTATAAATGCATCACGACTGTTAAATCCGTGATTTAATAAAAAAACTCTATCAACTCCATTGCCTATAGTATATATTTTTTTTATAGTTCCAACAGAAGTTAATGTGGGTATTTGTGTTACACCACCTGATCCAACTTCTTTTTTTATTCTTCTTTTTGGACCATCTAGTAATATTTTTTCTCTTGGTAATTTTATTTCTACTTGATTTTCCGCTATCTCAATTTCTCTTTCTTCTTTATTATCTCCTTCTCCTATAATATAACCAAGAGTTTTTACTGTTATAGTTGTTTTATATTTTCTTTCATTATCCCCTAAATCAGAAATAGTTTCCTGATTAAATTCAGGATCCATAAAACATTCAAACAAATGATCATCTTTTGTAATAGTAAAATAACTTTGCGCCGTTCTTGCCATAAATGGCTGAATAATATCATTCATTTGCATTTGATAATTTGTGATAATATTAATTTTATATTCTACAGTAAGATAAACAGGGATTCTTAAAGCAAAATGTTGATAAACTAATTTGTCATTTTTTTTTGAAGTTAAAAAATTAATTTGTTCTCTAGTTTTTAATGAGTCAGAATTGGCAAAATCAGATGTTTTTTCTTGATTTAAAACTTTAGTTACATAAACTCTATCTTGTGAAGGAGAAACGTTAGCTTGAAAAGCTCCTTTTTTGTTTGGATCTTTTGTTACCGATGCTCTTTCTATAGAAATAATAGGCGGTATTAACGACCCATTTTTATCTCTTAGAGATTTATTATCTTTTATTTGTAACGATCTTTCCGCAGAAGACCAAATAACAGGAACCTTTAACCAACCTTCGTTGGTATTACAAAAAATATTCATCTTTTCAACATAATCCATAAAAGCGCCATCAATTGTTTCTATGTTGCTTGGATTTAAGGTAACTTTTTTTGTTTTTTCAGTTCTTTTAGGCGGCTCTGTACCAGATGTACTTAATGGAAGGTCGGATAGAGAAGGTTCTTTTTTAACCTTTTTAGTTTCAATAGCACCATCAACTGTGTTAGTTAGACGATTTTTTCTTCTAGGAGCAGAATCTGTTATTATTCTTTCTTTGGGAATTTTTATTTCTACCGGTGTCTCGTTTAAAGAAACCTGTGGCTTTTCTTGATTTAAACCCTCGCCTACTAATTGTCCTAATACTTTAAGAGTAACTACACTTTTAAATTTTCGTTCCTCTTCACCAAGTTCGGATATTGATTCTTGCGTGAAAGCAGGATCCATGAAGCATTCAAATTTAAAATCATCTTTTTTAATTACAAAATATCCTTGTGCAGTACGAGCCATAAATGGTTGTATGGCTTCATTCATTTGCATTTGATAGTTTGTAATAATGTTTATTTTGTATTCAATTGTTACATATATTGGAATAGGAACAGTCGTAGATTGTATAACTTGTTTTTTATTCTTTTTAGAGGTAACGAAGTTTAACTGATTTTTGCTCTTTAAAGTATCGGAATTAGCAAAATCAGAAGTTTTTTCTTGATTTAATTTTTTAGTTATAACATATCTATCATTTTTAGGAGATAGATTTGCTTGAAAAGAGCCTTTTTTGTTTGGATCTTTTGTAACATTTAAACGTTCTATAGAGATAATAGGTGGTATTAAAGAACCGTTTTTATCTCTTAATTTTTTATTACCTTTTATTTGATATGCTCTTTCGGCAGATGACCAAATGACAGGAATTTTAGACCATCCATCAGAAGTGTTGCAAAATACGTTTAAACTTTCTAAATATTCAAAGACTGCTCCATCGACAGTTTCAATAGAGCTTTGTGCAAACATAGAGGTTTGTAAAATTTCTTCTTTAGTCGTATCGCTCATTAGATGTCAATCTTTAATTTAAAAGTAAAGTCTCTATTTTCTGTTTTTTTAATTGGCTTAGCTAGTTTCGCTATACCTATTAAATTACCGTTATCATCATAAATACCAATTTTAGAAATATAAGTGTGCTTTTCTAAACTACCAGTATAATTTTCATATGGATATCTTACAGTATTTTTGATCTCATTATAAGCAAATTCGCTATAAGAATTATCTGTTGTGATAGGTTGATTAACTCTAAGTTGTCCTGCCTTTATATATGTTGGATTATTAGAATGATTTAATTCACCTTTTTCCGCATGAACCATCATTGTTATAGTGTTTATATAATTAACACCTTCAAAGTTTAAATCAAAGCTGGACGTGGTGGTATAATTTGGTTTTTGATGTGCCCCGGCTCCCCAATTAGTCCATCTAGCATAATCTATAGAAGCTGTTGGGGTGTAAATAAGTGTTTCTTGGAAGTTATTATCTAGTTTCCATGAACCGGTCAATAATAAGAATCCTTCGTTATATAAAACAACACCGGCAACTTGATTTAATCCTTGAGAACCAGTTGTTTGTATCAACTCACCATTCTTGTTTATGTCTTGAAGTTTGGCGACAAGTGTTCCGGAAACATAATAAGAAAGTTCTACTGTTCCTCTGTCAATTGAAGAACCGTAATAAATAGAAGGAATTGAAACTAAATTTATAGCTTGAGTAGCCTTATTTCCATATTCAGTATTAAAACCGTAGTGTTGGCTTAAATAAAGATAGTTGTTTAGGGTATTCTTAAGAGCAAATATTCGCTTTCTATCTGCCGGTGAAGAATTTTGCGGATAATAATCAAAATAAAGTGAAGAAGTGTATGGATATTTACCAAGCACTTCTTCACCATATTGTGATGCAGCAAAGTCATTAGGACTTACAGATTTAAAACTTTCTAATGAACTACCTTTTGGTATAAAAGGATAATAATTTTTTCTGTCTGCCATGGTAATAGTAATTATATCACGGAGAGAAAAAGGGATTATCTATTTTCTAATGCTGCCAATCTTTGGAGTATTGAAGCTATTTGAGCATCTTTTTCTTCTAGTTTAGATTTAAGTTCTTCATTTTCGTTTAGTAAATATTGCGTCATTTTAGTAGTAATATTATCAAGATATTGATAATTCATTGTTCTAAAATCATCAACTTCTTTACCCCATAAAAATATTTTTTCTCCAAGATTTTTATCACATACAAAACTAAAAGTATAATCGTCAACAATATTAGTAACATTTATAATTTCTTCTAATTCAGTTTCTTCATTTAAGTAAAAAAGAGATACTTTATCATTTAATTGTAATTCATGTTTTTTACTAATAGTAATGGTATAAATGTCGTTATTTTTAATAATTTTATTTGTTTCTAAATAAATATTAGGAATGAAATCTGTTGTTTTAGAAACAGCGTTTGGAAATATACCTTCTATTTCTTGTGCTAATACGCCATTTCTTGGATTATCGGGAATGATATCTTTCATCTTAAAATCAACAATATTTATTTGTTTATATTTATTTTTTAATTCTTCAAAACTTAAAGATGATGTTACAACCTCTTTCATACGTATATCTGAAACTGCATCAAATTCTACGGCAGCTATTCTTTGTTCAGCTTTTATAGTAACTGCTATGGTTTGTGCTCCTGCAAAACCAACTGAACCAGCTGAATTTAAATATCCATATCCTCCAAGATTTACACTTCTATATCCTAAAACCTCTAAAGGATAACCAGCCTTAAGACCAGTAAAGCTTATTGATGAACCTCCCTGACTAAATCTGGCAAATTCGGCTCCAAGAACATTATCAGAAAACACAACACAATTTGTACCTAATACTATATCTCCTGAGCCTGTATTGGTAAGATATGCATCACCGTTTACCCCCGGAGTTCTAAGAATTCTAAACGAATAATCGACGGTAGTACCACCATGACTATGAAAATCAATAAAACAATTTCTATCTCCTGAACCATAAAGACTTAATTCAACACTATCCGTATCAATAGCATGATTACCTATGATACCAGAAGTACAGCGAATTCCTCCAACAACTTGTAGCTTAGAAGTGGGATTAGTGACGCCTATTCCAACATTGCCACCAGAAAGTATAGTAATTTTATCACCATTATTAGTTCGTATGGCAAAACTATTATTTGTCGCCGTTCCAACAAAACCAATACCATAAGTAGAACCTAATACCACACTTTCTAAGGAGCTTTCCATTACTCTTATAAACGCATCGTTAGTTCCTGTATTTTGAAAACGCGCTATTTCAGATGCAACAGATTGAACATGTAATTGATACTGAGGATTAGTAATTCCAATCCCAACTGTTCCATTAGCAGCAAGACACATTCTTTCTGAGCTGTTTGTAAAAAAGCGCATTTTAGAAGGCACGGAAGAAACTCCGATAGTTCCATCAGAATCAACTCTAATTTGAGCACTGGCGTGCAACACAGTTGATGAATCAGCAGCCCACCAAACTATTGATCCAAGTTGATCTCCGTTTGTGGTAGCGGCGGGGGCGGCAGAAGTTCCTCTAGCATAAACAAATTCACATCGAGGGTGATTAACGCCGACAGAATTATTTCCATTATATTGTCTTACTTCCACAGTAGGATAACTAATTCCACTATATCCTGTAGAAATTACTCGCAGGCCGGGAGAAGAAACGGTGGAACTAAATATTTCTAAATTTTTATTTGGCTGGGTGGTTCCGATTCCAACTTGACCAGTTGCATTAACACTTATTCTATTAGTTCCGGCAGTAAAAAAATCGATTCCATAATAACCAGATAAATATGCTCCTAAACCCTCACCTTGTTGTGGAGTATGGAATCCAAGTCCATAATGATTAAGAAATTTTGAATTATATGAAAAATTATCATTAAAAACACCAACTATGCCGGGACTGCCACCATTTACGTTAGCGGCTGGCCGAATACCTATTACTCCGCTAGGATTAATTGTTATCGCATCAACAACTGATGGTCTGGAAATGAATAAATTACCTCCGTTACCAGAAGCAATATCCCATGTATTTCCAAATGTGGCAGTAGAATTTTGTAAACGTAAATGCGGAGGAACTGCACTATCTGTACCATAAATATGCAAACCTTTACCCGGAGTTGTGGTACCAATACCAACGTTTCCGTTATTTAATATCGTTGCTCTCACTGTTTCACTAGTTATTAACTGCAAACTAGAAAATATTCCAGCACTATTTTGACCAGCAGAAATTGCAGGATTTGTACCATCAATGCTTTGAACAATGTTTAATGGAGCAAGAACAGAATTTGCACTAAAGCTAGAAATAGTATATGCATTTCCTCTATAATAAGTAAATCCTTGAACGTCTAATTTTGCACTTGGAGTGCTTTTTGCTATTCCAACATTAGAACCAGACAAAAATATAGCTGCTGAACCAGCATTACCTTGTATAGCTATCGCCTTTCCACTTGGTACATAATAGCCATGAAAGTTTAAATTGCCAGTTCCAGCGCCGGGGCCGAATTCTGTTTGAAAACCGGAAGCAGAATGATATATTCTTGTTCCTCTAATGGTTGTTTGACCATTGACATCCAAAGGAGTGCTGGGATTAGTAGTGCCTATACCAAAAAAACCTTGATTGATATAGCTATTAATTCCATTACCAGCAGAGAATTGTGCAACAACAGTTGCTCCGCTCTTAAGTTGCAATATGCCCGTATCACCACCGGCTGTAGAACCATATAGAGCAGCTACTTCTGTTGAGCCGCTTATTAGGCTATATCCACTAGATTGCGAACCAGAAACCTGTAATCTTGCGCCGGGATTTGTTGTGCCAATTCCTACGTTATTATTATTCCAATATAAATTAGTTGCACCTGAAACAGTTGTTGTTGTGTTATAAAATGCTACTTGGTTAGCAGTGCTAGCAGAAACATTATTAATTCCTGTTTCATTTGCATATTTACCAATATAAATATAAGCTCTTACTTTAGACGGAATTTCACTAGAAGCGTAGTCTTGAACAAATAAAATACCAGAATAGTAATCAATATAATAATCTATTGGATTAGAACCCGGTATTAAAGAATTGTCTGAGCGCAATACTTGAGCTTCATAACCAAAGTGGAAAGAAACAGGAATTAGTTGTAATGCACCAGCAGATTCATTAACAACAGAATTATTAATAAAAGCCCCAGTTCCAAGTTTAGTAAATGGATAAGTAGAGCTTAAACTTTGATAGTTAGATGGTAATTTTAATATATATCCGTGATCTCGCGCAGTAGGTTGTAAATCTCCATACTTAGTATCTGTTATCGCATAATTTGTAGAATTTGCTATTACTTCTACAGTAAATTCAACATATTGAACTACGCCGTTATTCTCCCAAAGACTTAAACTTGGAGCAGGAGTTGTTATTGACTCACCAAAAATAGTTTTTGAACTTAATTGTAAGTTGCTTGATAGAGTCTCATTTCCAGCTTCTAAATTGGCCGCTGTTTGAGTTTTACCAAAAAACTTCTTAAAAAGAATAGATAATTTATTATAATCTGTTATAGCCATATATTATGGTGTTCTAGAGAACGTTATTTCATTAATACTACCAGCCCATGAAGCAGGAGCTTCTACTCTTACAACAAAATATTCATCCGTATTAGGACCAACAGCAGAATAAAATTGTAATTTTGTTGTATACAAAATATTAGTAGAAGTCACGGTTCCTTCTGTAAGACCTAAATTATCAGCAAGAGGGGTAGCATTTTCTGCTATCTGAATTGCGGGGGCGACAGCATCTCTCCAGCCAGTTCTGCCGGGAATTTTAACTGATATTTTAACACTATTACCAGTTAGTGCCGCAGTATTATCAACAGGAACTGTATCAGTAGACTTAATTGTTAAATATATATTGCTGAAAGTACCGTTACCGTCAGAATTCTTAAATATTCTAAAATAACTTCTATTTCCCGTGAGTGAGCTATAATTTGGCTGATTACCATATTTATGTGTTGTAAGAGAATCTTCTACGTTACCATTATTTAAGATTTTAGTTGGATATCTTACAGTTCCATAATAAACCGCTAGTTCTAAACCACCTTGGTCTATTTTAGAAGAACTTGGGAACGTGTTTAATGCGCTTACTGCTTGTGTTTGAGTTGAATAGTCGCCAGAAATACCTCTACGAGCTTCAGAGATAAATTTTTCACTATAATCAGTACTAACATCAATTACATTGTCTAATAACATAGTGGAAGTAGGTATAGCTAGAGATATGCTTTTTCCAATACCGTTTGATATGTTTATAGTTGAAGATACTGATTCATTAAGACGCCTAAAATTTGAAGTAGTAATAGTGTGTGAACTAGTGAGAGAATAATTATCACTTGCAGTAGTCGGATAAACGGTAGTAACTGCATCTGTAATAGCCGTTGGCGTAACGCCGTTTAGTGAACCAAAAGTAATGCCACCATTACTATTATCAGGATACGTATATTTATAAAGATTTTTTATGTTTGCTTGAACGTTATAAGTACCACCAGTATAATAATGTACACCAGAAATATATCGATCACCTGTAAAGTTACTAGAAGCAATTACTGGATTTTCAATTATATAATCATCTGAAATGCCGCTTTTTGCTGACGGATCATATATCCAATCAACATAATTTGTATAAGCGGTAGAACCTTGCTGTAAGAGTACTAAAACATAATTGTGACCGGGTTGCCACACTTCTGTTCCTATACCTATAGAGCCGGTTCTATGACGGAAAAGATCAAAAGATAAACCTGAAGACTTAAATGAACCAGTAAATGCTTCGGTCAATTTAAAATTATTATTGCTAGCGGCATTAGTATCGGTAGTTGATATATTGTAAGGCTCTACCACTAAATCATTTGCAGCTAAAATATAGTTTCCAACGCCATTTGCTACTACGTTAAAAGCATTATTTTTATAATTAACAAAAGTATCTTTATCTTCAGAAATGTTTGCATTTAAAGACATAGTTAAAGGTACAGGAGTATGTAAGACCCCTAAGCGAAGTCTTCTACTACTAGTTGGTAATGGACCACCAGATAAACCATTTACTGGTGAATACGCGGCATTAAAAGCTACAGGTAGTTGAGAAGGCCCTAAAGACTTAGTTACATTAATATAATTAGCCACCCCCTTACCAGTTCCAAAGCCTAATCTAAGAGTTGTAGATAAATTGGCTGAAGGTGCTCCAAATACATATTCTACATTTGTTAAATCTGGAGCCTTGGAAGGTGCTAGTCCCTTTAATACTTCATTGATTCTATCTATTGCAGTTCCAACATACGTTGAAGGAGTAAAATCTGTGAACAAACCGTCTGTATATACGTTATCTCCTGCTTCTGCGTTTCCGATAGTTAGATTAGTTAAATTTTCTCCATTGCCATTAAAATAACTAGCGGTTAAAGAAGATGCAGAAATGTTATTAGTAACCTCTATATTACTAGCAGATAAGTAAGTTGTTTGTTGTCCAGAGGAACTAAAATACGTATTTAATTCCATACCAGAACCATTGTTAATAACTGTTAAAAAAATATCTCCACCGGAGCCACTAATATACAAACCTGCACCCTGATTAGAAGTTCCGGCACCAGTGTTCATTTCTATTAGTTGATCTTTAACCGTTAAATTTTGTGTATCAATTGTTGTTAAAGTGCCTTGAACGGTTAAATTATCAAATAAAGCGCTGGATGCTGTTATTTGACTAGCACTTAAAAAATTATTAATCTTTACGTCATCCAATCCGCCAGTAATGCTGCTTGTTAAATAAACAACTTGATTTTGAACAACTAGATTGTCTCCAGCGGCTAAAGTTTTTTTATCAGAGTATTTACCAACATAAATATAAGCTTCTACTTTAGTTGGATATCTAGTTGGATTAGCGTCTTGTACAAATAAAATACCAGAGTAATAATCTAGATACATATCATCTGGAGCGGACCAAAGTATTTCTGTATTTCCTGAATAAACTTTAGCCTCATATCTAAAGTTAAAACTTGGAGAAACTAATTGCAATTTACCTGATGTAGTGGCAACAATGGAATTGTCAATAAAAGGAGCTGTCGCAAAGTTATCAAACGGCGAAGAACCATTTTGTGCGATTGTTTGCGATTGATAGCTACTAGATAATTTTAATTTATAAGCATGTATTGTAGAACCAAAAGACACTTCTGCTTCTTTTTGTATACTAAGACCAGTAGTGGCAGGTAAATATTCAGTTTCTGTTATTGGTTCAACTACAAAAGTTACTTTTTGAATTACTTTATTCGTATCTACTTCCCACATTAACAAAGAAGAAGGATCTAGCGGTATTTCATCGCCAAAAATAGTTGAAGAATTTAATTGAACAAATGAACCTACATTTTCATTTCCAATTTGTAATATCGGAGCAGAGTGCGCTTTGCCTGATAATTTTTTAAATGCAATATCTAATTTATTTTTGTCTGTTAGCGCCATGTTCTATGGTCCTCCTAAGAATTATAATTGGCAATTTCTATTTTATTTAAATAGCCACTCCATGTATCATTTGCTTCTAATTTTAAAACAAAATATTTATTAGGCAATAAAGCTTGACTTGCAAAAGAAACATTATAAGCAATAGTATTGCCAGAAATTATGGGATCCTCTATTCTAGCTCCGACATTATCCACAAATGCTATTGCGCTTGTATTGGTGGGAGCTAAAGTAATAATATCTCTCCATCCAGTATATTCTGGTATTTTAATCCAAGCCTTTAAATTATTAGAAGTCAGAATGTCATTATAGGTAACAAAATTAGTATTATTTATTGTAAAAATAACTTTTATAATTGCTCTAGATGAGATACCATTTTTAAAAATTCTATAATAATATTTGGAGCCATTAAAACTGGAATAATCTGGCTGTGTATAATCATTATACATGATTTGTATGCCAGACCCTAAAACTTTACCATTATTTAAGATTTTAGTTGGATATCTTAATTCACCAGAATATACAATCAAATCGCTAGTGGTTAAACTGGAGGCACTTGGGAATGAATTTAAAGAAGAATCAGCGGATGTTTGAGAATCATAGCTATTATTTTCGCCTCTATAATTTTCTAAACAAAAATTTTCTACCAAATCTGTATTGGGAGTATTAATTCCATCTAATAAAAGTTTATCTGTATTCAAGGCTAGGGTTGCAGTCTTACCTAAATTATTATTAATATTTAGCGTAGAACCGACAGAGGCACTTAAAACTCTAACAGATGATAGTGAATGAGCACAATATAAATCGATTATTGATGATTCATTAACAGGGGCAGGCACGCTTACTGGCGAAGCACTTAAGCCGTTACTTAAATTGGTAAAAGTTATTCCTCCATTAGATACCGATCTATAAGTATATTTATAAAAATTATTTATTTCCGTGTGGAAAGAATAATTGTAGTTAGTATAATATTTTATACCAGATAAATATTTTTGCCCTGAAGGACTGCTATTGCGAATATCAGAATTGATAAAATAGTAATCTGATCCGCCACCATTTTTAGACGCGGGATCATATACCCAATCAACATAATTTGTTATTTTGGTGCCAGCAGAAGAAACAAAAATAACTTTTGCATAATTATGACCCAAACGCCATGAATTTGTTGGAATCGTCACCGTGCCGGTTCTATGTTTAAATAAATTAAATGGCTGTCCTGAACCTACAAATTTACCAATTGAGGCAGCGGATAAAGAAAAATTGTTTTGATTTATTGAAGTATCATCAATTGTAGATACCGAACTTATTATTTGATCATTTATTTCTAAAGTAAAGTTTCCTATTCCGTCAATTGGTACATTAAATGAATTATCGGGATAATTTATATAATCGCCATAATCAGATATAACTTGATTATTTAAAATTAAAAATATTGGTATAGCGGTACTAAATACACCCATTCTGTTTGTTCCACCGCCACCATTTGGAATAGTAGATGGAGAGAATGTATTAGTAAAATTAACATTAGGCAATAAAATTCCCAATGAGGCAGTAACATTAACATAATTTATTATTAGATTATTTGCTCCAAAAGACAATTTCATTTCATCGCCAGTGGATATATTTCTTTCTAAATTAGTTAATTCCGGGGCAGATGATGGAGCTAATCCTTTTAAAACCTCATTCACTCTATCTATAGCAACACCGATATTTGTATTTGGGGTCAAATCAATAAATAAACCATCAGTATATTGTCCATCTTCAGGATTACCGATTTTAAGATTTGTTAGCTGTGAGCCATCTCCTACAAAACCATCTGCTGCGCTTACATAAGTATTAATACCCAAACCTGCGCCGTCTTCAACAACACGCATACTTACATCGCCATTGGATCCGCTTATATATAAACCAGCGCCCTCGTTAGAAGTATTACCAACGTTTATTTCTATTAAATTATCCTTAAAATAAACATTAGTTGAATTGATTACAGATGAAGAGCCAGAGACAGTAAGGTTATTAAATAAAGCATTAGAGCCAGTTACATAACTAGAAGATACTTCATATATTTTTATTCTACTAGGAAAAGTAGGATATTTAATGCTCATTTTTTATCCTATATGAGTTATTAAGAAGGAAGTAGGAGTACTGCTACTGATGAAATATCCTCCATGATAAAGAGCCGCTGTGTTATTGTCAGCAGTATAAGTCCCTGATGGATATAAAATAAAGGAAAAATATGTAGGAGCGCTAGAAGTATCTGCTATAGTAAAACCATTAGTAGTTGAACCATTTGTTGATAAAGCTATATATAAATCATGTGGACCGGGATTAAAAACCATTAAGCTTCTTCTAGTAGGTTCTTCGTGCGCTATTTTAAAAGTTCCACTTGCTGCCGTGGACCAGTTAAAAGAAGAAGAAACATGCTGCGATACAGTCGCAACGGGAGGAGCCATATGAATTGGAATATAACCTTCACTGCCACTTTCAACAGATAAAGCTTTTAGATTTCCTAAACCATCTTTTATTACTAAACTCTCTATAGACATTTATTAATCCTTTATATTATTCCATAATTATATGAAGTTTCAGGACATGAAAAATCAAGTATATTAACATCACCACAAGGAAAAGTTATTCCGGGTCCAGAAAGCGTAGAGCCACCATAACCTGAATTTAAATATACCTCTCCACCCCAGATTTTAAATTCAAATCTTGGTGTTGTTTTTATTGTATTATAAAATATGTCATTAGGTTCTATAATTTTCATAATTTATTAATAATCTAAACGAACACGTAATATCATTTCTTGAGTTGGGTCTTTCTTTAATGGTTCCGATAGCTTAGCTACTGCTAACAACTCATTGTCTGGAGAATAAAGACCTACTGTAGTTATATATGACACTGGAGCATCACTGGTTTTGCTTTTTACACGGATTTTACTGTTTTCTAAATATGTTGGATTTGAACTATAATTAAATTCATTGTGGTTTATTCTACAAAAATGAATTGATGAATTCAATTCTGTAGTGTTATTAAACACTATATTTTGTACACGATTTCTTAAAGCGAAATTGGCATCATTAATGCTACCAGATTCAAATAATTTTTGTACGTTAGCGTAATTAACAGTTTCACCTTTTAACTGAACAGAATAACCATTAGCCATTTGTCCATATTGGCTAGCTGATACATAAGAAGAGGGACTATTGGAAGAAGATTGAGCAAATAATGCTGTAGATAATGCAACAACACCAGCTTGATAGAATATAAATCCTACTGTTCTTGACAATTCACTAGTCCAACCAGCAGAACCGCTAGTAAAGTCAGAGGCATATAAAACGCCATATTCTCCAGCTGGTGAATTAATTTTATAGTTTGTTGTTGCATTCGAATCAGATACTTTACAAGTTGCTTTAAACGGTTCTGCGCTAGAAGAATTTACACCCAAAACCATTTCAAAAGTTCCTTTTTTAATCTCGTCTTTTACTATCAATCTAGAGAAATTTAAAAAGAACAATGAAGTAAACTTATCACCAGAAGTGGCAGGATCTCCATCACGATCAAAATTCAATACAGAACCTGTTGTATCATGCCCAACAAGAATCTGTGCCATTTGATTGTAAATGTTCATCTTTTTCTTACAATATGGATCGTTTGTTAAGCTGCTGCTAGCTGGAGAATCGGCTGTTTGTCCGACAGTCATATCAAAAAGTTGGTTGGCAGAGGAGCTTTGATATGGATAATCATAAACACTTTGAAACATGCCGTGACCATATGATTTAATACTTGCTGTTGTATAAAGGGAGCTAGAAACAATAGTACCGGTAATGGGAATATTTTCATGTAACAGGGTTCTAGTTGATACAATGTCGTCATCTAAAAACGTTTTAAAAGTTGTAGCCATTTAAATATTCCTTTATGGTGCTATTTTCTTTACTACCATTAATGGAATATCAATAACATTACCAGTAGTAACGCAGGTTACTCTTACATTAGTTAATATTCCTCTAATATCCGTTACTGCGGGGTCGTCACAACCAGCAGTTAAATCTTTGCCTAATTGAGAAAACAAATAATCACTTGTTGAAACTTCATTTTGAGAAACAACTTTAAATGCTAAAGAAGTTCCTCTTGGACCGGCAATAACTTGATTTGTTGTATTTGGATCATTTTTTAAAGTTGTAACAAAAGATGTATCTGTTCCTCTAGAAAAATGATAAGTGGCTATGTTATCATCATCAATGTATGATGGAGTAGCCATTTGACCATCAACAGAAGCAATAGAACCAAATCTATTATCTATTTCAACTAAAAATTGTGTTTCAATTAAATCAGCATCAAGCGGTCCTACAGGAATTTCTGCCGTGTCTAAACCTTGATCTACACGAATAAAACCGCCGTTTGTAAAGTCTCTTCCGTTTAAAATACCTGTTCTATTTAAGCTGGTGCCAAAATATGACGCATCACCATTTAAATATGTTTCGGTATCTGTGTCTACAGCTAACACATAACCGTTATTAACTAATTGTGTAGCTGGTGAGGTAGGAGCTACTAGATGGTTAATTTTTATTGTTGGCAAATAAAGCAAATTATTTTTTGTTATTGTTAATAATTTGCTTTTCATACTTGACGCATTATTACTGAATGCTTCAAGTACAGGAGTCTGTAATATTTCTAAATCATAATAAGCAGAGCCGCTAATATTATTGTAATTATATAGGGAGTAATCTATTTCATCATCCCCTAGAGCAAATTTTGCAACCCTAAAAGAACCATCACCTTTGGCTAGCCTCATTCTTCCAGTATCTGTTAGTACCGCATCAAGAATAATATCACCGCTGTTATCTAAAAATGCCATATCTTTATCCTTTTAATACTTTTTCTATAATTAGTATCGATAATTAATTAGGTAGGTTTATTATACTTAAAACGAACATTTATATCTATTTTTCTACCAGTAGATTTTGAGGTAAGTCTAATTTTAAACTTTTGATTCCAAGGGGCTATTTGATCAGATCCTAATTCTACATTATTTTCATTAGTTTTTTCATTATTTATTAATCTGTGTCTTATAGCTGGTTGTATTTTTAGAAGACTTTTTACCTCTTTAAAAAGTTTTTTATTATTTTCACCTGTTTCAAAATCCACTACATGTATCATTGGAAGCACTAAGCCGTTATCATTTATGATTTCGACTTCATAGACTGGAGTTGGATTAGAACGATTGTTGTGGTAATCTCTACTTCTACAGGTGTAATAATATTTTTTATTAGACTCTAATTTATCTATATAGCTTGCACCAGAAGCGTTATTCGTGGAAATTGTTGTTAAAATACTATTAAAAAAATCTTCATAACTTTTTGGTTTATAGTCTATTCTATAGATATCAAAGACGCTCGATGGCTCATCAGATTGAAAGGTTATTAAGTCTATTTCGCTACTTATATCTTGCGATTGTTTTATTTTTAATATATTTTGTTCTTCGGCACTAGAAAAGATTATAGGTTGAACAGTTTTTAAACCGGTAGCAGTATTTAAATTAATTTTAACTTTATCTGGAACATCAATATATGGTGTAAATTCTACTTCCGGTTCTATTGGTGGAAAATCAAGCAAAAAATTTGTATAAGTTGCGCCAAGAGTTTGTTTTCCAAAACTTGGTATATTAGATAATATAAATGTTTTAATTAATGGCTTATTAGTAAATGTTAAAATAAGTTTATCTCTTTTAAGTTGGACATCATCAATGCTAAAAAGAGTAGCAAATGATAAAACAATTAAATCTAACTTATAAGTATATTTTTTATCATATTTAATTTGAGTATCAACCCAATTAAATGTTTCCTCAGAGGTGTTAGGAAAATACCATTCTTGTATAAGAGTGTTAGAATCGCCTAAATATTTTTTTAAGTGATATCCAACAACTTCTACATATTCACTTTTATTTTGAAGAATTTCTAGAAAACTTCTTGATTTATCATCAACTCTTTGGTTTATATCAAAAATAAAACTAAAATTATTATCTGCAAAATAATCTAATTTTTTGGTTAAGAAATTAGTGATATCTAATTCTTTTACATTAATATTTAAATTATTTTGGTTGTCAGTAAAAGTTAAAGTAGATTCAATTGAATCTTGAGCTACTGTTTCAAAAAATTCAGGAAATAAATTCTTATCTTGAATAGCTTTACAAATACTTTTTTGATCTAAATGATGCGTATCAAAAGAAATATCAGTATAAAACGGAAACTGCTCTTTAAACATATTAAATTTCTGTAAATACTTAGTTATTTCTAATTTTTTATCTTCTATAACAACTTCTGACGGTATAACATTAGTTATTAAATCATTTCTAAATTTACTCTGTATAACAGAAGAAGGATTTTCAAAAAAACTAGTACCTTCAAAGCCATTATAATTTTCTTCTAATACCATATTAGATAAAACTTCATAATAATATGGTAACGCAGTTTCTAATATTGTGTCATTGCTTAAAAGATAATCTTCATAATTTTTAATTAAAAAATTATATTCAAATTTAGATTTAAATTTTAATAGTTGTAAGCTTTGATCAGGAATATTTGCATTTTTTATCTCTAATAATTGCTCATAATGAGTATCAGTTAAAAAATTTACACTTACTTTTTGTCGCATTTGTAATACAGTATTTTTAAAATCTTCTGTTTCTATAAAACATTTAAGGTCTTTATAGTCACCAGTAATTGTAATTGATCCACTATAACTGAAATCTTTATCGTTATAATTTTCTTCTATGCCATGTAAAGTTAGCCCATAATCTTTCGAAGAGAGCAAAATGTTATAAAATTTGTTAGCCTCTAGAGAATCAGTAGAAAATAGATTATATGTTTTCCCTATTTTTAACATTTATTTCTTCCTTTTAAGATTTGTTTATTTGTCACAGAACGACTAAATGGATTTTTTATATTTTTTTCATTTATTGTCGGCTGATTAAAAGATTTAGGATATAAAGGTTTTTCTAACGCTACTTGTAATGGCTGTTCAACATTATATTCTAAAAGTTCATTGCTATATATATTATCAAAAGTTGTATTTATTTCATTAAGAGTTTGTAGATTATAATTTTGAATATTATCTATTATAGCAGTTTCTTGTTTATTGTTTGTTATTTCTAACAAAAAATATTTATCATAAATAGGCAATTTTATTTGTTGTAAACCATCTATCCCATATTCATTATTTTTATAGTTATTCAATCTGCATAAATAATAGCCATTGTTTAAGGAAGTAAATTTTTCTTTTGTTAATAAAGACCAATTTTCTTCATAGAAATCATTTATATATTCTAAAACTTCTATTTTATGAATTGTATTAAACAAAAACTGAAATTTAGAGTTTAATTTAATTGATTTTCTATAATTATCTTTTTTATTCAATAGTTTGCAAGTATCATCTAGTAAGAAATTTAAGTGTATTGGAACTGAAACGTCTAATACTTTAGCAAAAGTAGGAACTCCCGGTGGAGGTTTTGGAGTGGTAGAAGCGCTTCTGTTTTCTATTTCTGTTTGTTTTGGATTGGACAAATCATTTTTTAAATTTTCATTTTGTTTGTAATATAGCTGATCTTTTGATACTACATCAGTAATATTTTTAACTGATTTATAATATAAATTTTTATCTGTATCAAATTGTTTAGCTAATGCCAAAGATAAATATAATGAATCAACATTTTCATTAATAATAGATTTTTCTGATTCGTTTATAAGAAAATTATTTGATATTTCTTTATATAAATTCGTAACTTGTGAAGAAAAGGCATTAGAAAGAGCAGAAGCGTTTATTTTTAAACGATTTTCTTTAGCAAACTGTAAATCTGTTTTATTATTAGATTTTTCATTTGTTTCAAATTGCTGGTCAAAATGAAAAACATTAGTGTTTTTAACGTCTATTTCTAACTCAGCAAAATCTAGATCAGAAATTGAATTTGCATCTGTTTCTAAATTATCTAATACAGTTACTTTGTTTTTTGAATAAACAGCACTAGGTGATATGTAACAATATTTTTTGTTCTCATAAGACAGAGAATCAGCGCTTGGATTAATAGCGTATTTATTAGCTTCTTTTAAAACTCTAGTTGAAAGAGAATTATTACTAATAGTTGCTATACCATTAAAAGAATCAGGTTGAAAAAATCTATATCCTATTTTAATGGGGACTTTAGTATCTAAAAATTCGTTTTTAAACCAATGAGATACTGTAAAAGAATTATTTACGTTGTTTTTTATAATTCTTTTTATTTGAGAAATAAGTTTTTGATATATGTTTATGAAATATATTATATTTTCAGCACTTGCGTATGATGGATGCAGTAAATAAGTAATATTTTGCATTAATTGCTTGTTAAAGGTAGTTTTCTTATTTACTAATCCTAACAATGAAATAGTACTAACAAACATTGAAACGGCATCAGAAACTATTTGCTGAAAAGAAGGAGCATCTGCCCGTCTAGATCTAAAACTTTGTATAAATTGTTGCGTAAAAGCTCTTTTTTGCGGATCATAAGACCCAACTAACGTCATAGCGCCATTTTTGTCAGTTATTGGTCTAGCAATTTTATTTGTTTCTTCTAAATATTGCTTTAAATTTGAAATTTTTGTTTCAAGCAATTTATTTGTCTCAGACAAAAAATAATTCATAGAATCAGCAATAACCAATTCAACACCATATTGGTATAAATCACGATTACCGAAAAAAACATTTTTATCAGTTACACAAAAAGTCCTAGTATCTGTTTTGGAAGCAGAATTTAATTTAATTTCTTTAATATAGCCTGTAACTTCCTCATAATTGTTAATTATTGAACTATCTTTAGTTTGGCCGCTCGTCACAACATTACTAATTGAATGGAATTTTGGAATTATTTTATTATTTTTAGTTTTTTCTATTCTCCTGCGGACAATTTTTATAGAAGATATAGAACATTTATTTAAAAATTCATTTTTTAGATTTGTTTTATTTAATAATCTAGAATAAGCAGAATTTTCTTTTATTAATGAATAATAATTTAAGTTAAATATAAGGCCAAGGTTATTATTTGAATTTCTAGAAAAATAAATGTTTGAAAAATATTTCTTTCTTTTAGAAATAGACTTATTGGTTTTAACTTCTTGAATTATATCAGCATTATTAGTATCTATACTATCTAATTTATTATCACTAGTATATATAATAGCATTTTGTATAGTTGAATATGCATTACTAGAATTAATTATATTAATTAAATTATCAAATAAATTACTTTGCTTAAAACAGTTATTTATTACTCTTAAATCTTGTACAGGAAGTAAAGGATTAGACACTAATTCATTATTTTTATATAAATGATAAAATAAAATTTTATCAGATAAAATTCTCTTATCAATATATTTTTCTTCTATTTTATTGTCTTTTATGTATTCATTTTTATCAAAATAAAATAATAAACCAAGACTTAAAAAGTCTATTTTTTGTCTAGAAATCAAAAAGTTAGCTTTATATTGTAAATCAATTGAGTTATTATATTTAACATTTCTTATATGTAAATCTACGTCTTGTTTATCACCTGCAAAATCATTATTTGGATTTATATCTGCGCTTAAAGAACCATAATTATTTATTATTTTTTCTAAAACTTCTATTTGTTCACTATCTGGTGTGCTTACTATTTGATCAAACATTTTTTGACTTGATATTTCAAATAATTTTAATTTTAAATATTTTTTTGCTGTTTCATTATTAAATATTTTAAATATTTGTGTTCCGTTGGAATCGTTGCTTAGGCCATCTTTAACATTAATAACTATATCTAAAGAATTATCTGTTCCATAGTCCTTAACAACAACAGATTTTAAAAAATCCGCTTTCTTGGCTTCTTGAGGATAAAATTTAGACTTAATTTTTAGTATCTGTTCTTCTGATAAATTATAAAACATTAGCAGTTTGTTCCAAATGCACCTTGGGCGCTTGAAGTACTTCTCTTAATAAACTTTTCTTTTGTTTCAGGTGGGAGTTCTATTTCATCATCAACGGTTGATTCAAAAAAATATTCAGAATAACTTTCATCCATAGTGTCGTTATAAGTTCTTGGTTCATCTAAAAGTATATTATCAACAATATATTCTGATTGTTTGACAAAGTTTAGTTTTTTTAATATTTTTTTCTTTTCATTTTTACCGGGTATTAATTCTTCTTCTTCCATAAATATTTCAACATCAAAATTTTTTATTAAATTATCGGTATTTAACTCCTTAATATCTATAATTAATGGAGCATCTTTTATGGAATAAAAAATCTGGTTATCTAATCCACCGACCACAGTAGCTACTTGATATAGAGGATCATCAGGAACACTATTAACAGTTTTTAAAATTTCATATTCAATATCTTTTAAGTTTATTTGAGGAATTTTTAAATATGGTTGCAGGGTATCTTCTAGGCCATCGCTATTGTCAATGAAGTTATTTATAGATTCTATATTGCCATTTGAAAACATTATGGACCAAGAGGGATAATAATCAGAACTTAAAGACGAATTTCCGAGTGGAAGAGAAAGAGAATAATTTTTATCTGATGTGATTTGTGATTCTTCCATCTTCATTTTAGAAGCTTCAGAAGAAACTAAAGAGTTAATTTTTATGTTTTTCTCTACACTAGAAAAAGTAGTTTGCGGTTTAAGACTTATTGTTTCATCTAATATTCTTGTTTGTATTAAATTTTGATTTTCTTGTAAATTGGCATATTCGGCATCATATAATATATCATCATCAAAATAGGCATAATATGAAGGTTTAAATTTGCCTTTAGACAATAAAAATCTTCCATATGTAGTTAATTCAACTTTTAATATTTCTTGTTTATCGTCAAAAAAAGACATTATTGATTCGATCCCGTGACAGAGGTGTTTTTATTTAATTCCAAAGAAGCTTCAATATTAACTAGTTCAACTAGCGAGAAATAATCATAAGGCCAGTTATAAGAATATGCTAATTCTTGATCTATTCCGGATTTAAATGTAAATCTCTTTTCTCTACCTTCCAACAAGGAGTCATAAAGATAGTTAGCTCTCTTTTTAACTTTAAATACCTTCCATTGAACATCGCTTGGTAATTTAAGACCATGGAAAAAGTTTTTTTCATTTAAATCGTGTTCTAGCTGTACTACATCTTTATACATTTGCATAGCTGATCTTGGCATGACTCCTTGCCATATATCCGCTAATTCATCTCCTAATAATTCATGTTTGAATTCAAATACATACATTACAAATGGATCAATACTCCTATTGCGAACCCAATCTAAATGTGGCGGTATTACATAATCAGTCATTGCTTTCATTGTTTTAATGATTGAGTTGTCATCGGACATATTAGATAACAATCTTTTTATATCTGAATAATTTAAATTTTCATCTGTAAAGCTAGTGTTGGCACCATGTTCTCTAAATAAACCATTCAGAACTCTTTTATCTACATTAAAATAATATGGTCCATTTGTTGTACTTTGATCCATTTTGCCATTTTCACCTAGAATTTCTTTCAAAGTGACAGCAGAACTGATATCGACAGAATCATTAATAGATTCTTTATGGTTTTTTATTTTAGTAAACGGAATCATTACTATAGCTTCGCTTATCTGTTTCTTAGCTGCTATTTGACCTACATTTTTAGTCTCTACTTTAAATCCGCAAGCATCTGATAAATCAGCTACACCGGTAGATCTATCAGGCTTTACTATACTTAAAGTAATACCGGAATTAGAATCAGGTTTTGCATAACCGCTCCACATACCAGTAAAACCGAATGCAGTAGTTTTAGGAATAACTCTTGTTTCTTCATATAAAAAGTTATGAGGAGAAGGACCATCGGTATTAATATTTGTAGTTATTATAGGTGTGCCTGTATAGGTACGTGTCATATTTAAGTTAATATTTTCTTTAGTATTAAAGTTTAGTACTGGTGTTTCAAACTTAGTTTGAATTCTCCAAAGTTTATTTGATGCATCGTTTTTATCAGTTACATCAAGTATTTCGCCGTTTAGTGCATATTTAACTTCATTTCTTGGTACTAAAATATCGTAATTAATAGCAGATAAAAGAGGCATTCTATCTTGATAAGATACAGTTTCTCCTATGCTATTAACGTTATATAAGCCACCTATTGATTTTACTGAAGCAGAAAAATAATCTTGCATTTCTGTAGTTACAGGCAAACAAGAAACCGATAACTCATTAATAATCTCTTCATAAGACGAATAATTGGCTTTACTTGGGTTTAAGGTTAATTTTAAATATTGAGAGCCATAATAATACGGTGGAGCATAAGGAGCGTAAGCAGGAGTGTCATATGCCATATGACCTAAAGAAATGTTATCTCCGTTTGATTTATTAAAATATTTGGTTGGTGGACCAAATACAGAAGCAGCAGGAATCTTGGCTGATTGTGTTACAATAGTGTCAACCATATTATAATTTGGCAAGCCGTTGGGAATAGGTAAATTCGCTTGATTGAATGATTGAGTTACGATTTCAGCCCAAGATGTTTGTGAAGAACTGTATTTATAATCATTTATAAGCGTATCTAACACCATCTTCACATCTTCTCTTTTTTCAATTTTTATCATCATTTCATACTTTTTATTAGTATTGAAATTAATTTCATTAACTGTTTTTTCGCTAGTAAAACTTGTTAAAGATTGATTTTGTAAAAAGAATTTTGGTGTTTCGGCCAAAAAATTATTCATAGCTAAATTATATCTTTTATCAATAAATGTTCTAGATTGTATATTTTTAGCTGTTTTGTTTTCAAAATTAAACTGAGGATATCTTAAGGAAGGTGAAGATGGTCTTCCGTTTAAATCATAAGTTACATCAGCGAAACTTTCATTAGAAACTCTAGTAGGATCTAGTAAATAAAGGGTAGATTTTGCTTCTGTTCTATAACCTTCTAAATTTAATAAAGATTCAAAAGGAATTCTATTGGTAAATCTTTTACCAATAACATACAAAGCATTGTTATTATCTGTGCTATTAAAAGATGCAGTTTCATAAAAATAAGCAGTAGCAGGAGTAGAATTATTATAGTAAATTGGTCCCAATTCAAAACTAAATTCTGGATCTGGTGGAGCGCTTGAAGTATTAATAACGGGCCAATCAACAGCTATACCAGATTTTATAGTATTAAATAATATACCCGGAGCGAAATAAGGCTGTAATAAAGTCTGAACTTGTTGGTTTAAAGGTGAACCGGAAGGATAAGTAGGAAATAAATTATTAGTTGAATATCCATTTATAACATTTTCCATTCCAATATCAAAAAATGATTTTTGAAATAAATCAACCAATTGCGCTGTTCTTTCTTGAGGATAGAAGCCTTTATATGGAAGAAGTTTCTTAACTCCATCTATTGTTAATTTTAATTTTTTATTTCCTTGATAATCATTAAAAACGAAATTTTTGATAGTATCAGTTATGTTATAGGCATTATCAATGCTGTTCATGTCAACATCTGTACCTTCACAAGAAATATAATCTTTAGGAGGAACAGTGTCAAAATCTCCAGCTTTATCTTTTATGTAGTAATCGGCATGTTTACTAAAAGTATATTCTGGAATAATAGATCGATTTAAAGAAAGTGGCCTTAGTTCTTCAAAATATTGTTCATAAGAATCATACCAAGGATTCTTACCGGCTAATAAGTTTGTTTTATAAGGCATACCTTCATTAACAAAATTACGATAATACGTGTAATCTTGATAAAAACCATATGGTAGAACAACAACCTGTCCATCTAAAGCAGAAGCCAATTCGTATATCCAAGTAATATCCGCTTCATACTTAGAGATAGCACCCGGATATTTAATTTTATTAGAATAAGAAGCTTTTGGCTTTGGAAAATTGAACGAAGGATCATATTTAAAATATTCTAAAGTAGTAGATTGTCCAGTTGAAAGAGTAACTGGTTGCTGAAAATAAGATCCTTTTTGTTCGGAAAAGAATTTCCTAGCATCATATTCATCCATGCCAGCTAATTCGCCATAAAGAGAAGATGAAAGATTAAAAGCAAAATATGTTTTTTCTCCAGTGTCATTTATGTTTGTCACTACAGCACTACTGGAAATAACATTTTTATTATCAAGAGAGAAAATGGAATCATAACTATTATTATAGTATTTACTTTGCAACATAGCCGGTACAAACGGCCAATCAGAAGCGCTGTGTCTTATTTCAGAAATATAATATTCAGAAGCACTAGAAGCGCTCAAGTTTGCTATATTTAATACATTTAAAGAACCAGTTTTAGATATGCTGTAATACGAATTAGAACGACGACGATTGTTTTCGTTATTTCTCCAAAAGCTTCTAATAACCCCGGCATTTCTATCGTAACCATTTGAACCAGTACCCAATATTTCAGCATATTGAGATTTATTGCGCGACTCTTTTAATCCAGCATGAACTCTTGTAGGAAATATCTGTGCGCTATAAGATACCTCATTTACTATTGGTTTTGGATCATAAATTTCATCATTTTCTAAAACTCTTACAACATCATAGGTTTGAACTTCGCTTCTTTCTCCTATGCCTAATGCTTTAGCTAATTGTAAATTGGCTAATTTTTGTTTATTATTGTCGTATGTGCTAACTAAGATTATTGGCAAGGCAGAACCAGACATTAGAATCTTTTCGTCTGTTGGTCTGTTATAAGAAATAGGTGGCTCTCTATAAGATGTAAATGTAGGTTCACGACGATCTAGATAAGTTTGAATTATTTTTTTACAATTAGCAAAAAATTCTCTAGTCTTTAACTTAGGAGTATCTTGTACAAGAATGTAATTATTTCTTCTAGAAAGATTTACTAATTGATTATCACTGTTTCTTATTTGTTTCCAAGAGGGCCATTGGTAAGGACCATTTAAAGAGGTCAAATAAAATTGATCAGTAAATGGACCAAATAAAGAAAATCCCACTAAAGAACCCGGTGAAATTGTATTAGTTTCAACATCAACATTTTTATCTGTTAGATACGTATCAACTACCGTGCCAAAATGTCTATAATTAACATATGGTATCTTTGTGTTTCCAAATAAAGAAACACTTAAAGTATTAGTGTTATGAAACAAGTTATCATATTGCGATTCAAGACCACTAAAAGTTAATTTATTGGCACTGGAAGCTGTAATCCAACTATATTGATAATCGCTTTGAGGTATTTGATGTATTACGTAGGCGTTATCATAATCAACTGAAGCAGACGAAGAATTTATATCAAATGGATGATAAACAGGATTTTTATTAACTTTATGATATGAAGGAAATTCTGGATTGATGCTAGAGCTTTCCGCCGACCAAGCATTTAAATTTTTTCTTACTCTTGAGTTTCTGTAATTTAATGTATTATATGCCGAATATTCATTAGCTTCTACATCCATATATCCCAAACCGTTAACTTCCCAACCGCCGGGAGCGCTAAATCTTTCAACAATAATATTTTTATGTGTTTTCCTTGTGGGTAATTCTGTATCTGTAAATCTTAAACCGTAATATACATGTATTGGTCCAGATAAATCCCCTTCTAATTCAACGAAAGATTTATTATTAGTTGTCCTTCCAGAAGCAAAAAGATATTCATAAGAATGATAATAATTACCTTTTTTCTTCAATGTATGAGGTTGAATTATTTGTTTTTTACTAGAAGATTCTGCTAACTCACCGGCAAAAACAAATCTAGATTTAACGGGATTGTTAGCTATATTTACTGGTCTTATAACATCTTCAATAATATATTGTCTATCTGTAGAAAGTTTATATAACTTAGTAAACATTCTACTTAAATCTCTTCTTCCGTCATATTTTCCAGTTTCTAAAGAATATAATTTAGGCAAAGAGTCAATATTTTTTTCATTAATAACTTGTCTTAATATTTCTCTATCAACATCGTTTTGAGGTTCCAAAGAGGTATTAATAGGAGCTTCGGTTCTAATGGCTCTTTGCTTTAACCATTGAGGTTTAAAGTTGTAATAACGACTTACTTTAACATTATCTTGTAAATTATTTGGTGTTGCAGCTTGTTCGTTATAGCTATAGTGCAAATGAGACACAACTGGATATGATTTAGGAGAAGCTTTTACTTCTAACAAAGGTAGTTTATGTTCATATTTGCTACGTTCCAGCATATGACTTTCTACCATATTACGTACTTTATCGCTGGAATTTGCAGAAGCGGGAATTAGTTGATTAATCATCATCGATAATGATGAGTCAATCCATTTATAAAATTCAAAAAACTTTTCAAAATTTAATGAATTATTTACTTTAGCAAAAAATATCTCTCTTAAATGTCTTAACCCAGAATATTCTTGTTTATACCTCAACATTGGCTCACCGATTAAATTATTATATGACTTAATGGTAGCAAACCAATTTAAGATTTCATCGTTTACTACTTGTGCCATGCTTTTTTCTATAGAAATATAATAATTAACGACATTGCTATTTTTTGTTCTTGTAACATCATCAATATTGGTAATTTGTACTAAATCGTTTCCACTAAGAGATTCAGGATTTTGTTTCTTTGACGAAAAGACATATTCTTTATTAACTATTTGCGTATCATTGCTTGAAAACTCTATGGCATAACCGGTCATTTGATACTTTAAAATATTATTTAACCAATCAATGCCATAAGAATTAGCCGATTCCACTGAGCCAGAAGAAGCATCTTCAACAATAAAATTACCATTAGAATCTGAGGAGGTAACATTAAAGAAATTCCAATTTAATACAAGAGTATCAGCCCTTGTCATAGGCGCGCTAGAGCTAATAGGCTGGCTAGCCATAAAAGTAGGTGCCCAATGAGGTTGTTCACGACCAAAATTATTTGCTTCTAAGGTGTGCGACAACAATTCACTATCATTTAGATAATCAAGCCAAAATCTTACAGAACTAATTTTAACATCAGTTCTTACAGGAGTGTTGTCAGAATCAAAATCGTGATAATGGGCACCGACATAAACTCTCTTATTGTGAGTTAATGCTATGTCCATCTCATTTTTATTAATCTTAGTAAATACATTAAATTGATTATTTACAACATCGCCTATACAATTAATACCAACAAATTCAACGTCATAATCTCCTAAGTCACTATCTCCGGTTAAATTTACATAACCATATCTTTCTGGTTTAATTCTAACGGCAAAATTCCATTTTTGATTATCATATATTTCTTTAAAATATGGTGTAGTTAGTTCAAAAGCAGTTGTATTAAATGATCCGGTTATTTTAAAATATGCACCCGTATCCCCAACAAATTTTTTAATAGCATAAACTTGAAAATTAAATCTATCATCTCCAAAGGTAAGATCATTTGGATTATTTCTAGCTTCATGCACACCGAATAGTGATATTTCACTGAAGTCGCTAATAGAATAATTTTTACTTTCTATTATTGGATTTTTTGGAAATATTACTTCCGCTTGAAGAGTAATAGGTATATACGTAATAGCATTGGTATAAATATTACCGGGTATATAAGGTTTTGTATTTGAATTACCGTCTATAGCCTTTTGATAAATACAACCTTCATTTCTATCGGCATTATTAAAATCAATATATTTTTTAGGAACAGAAGTATAAGAATATTTTGTAGTTAAATCATATTGAGCGTTATTGGCATATAGATTGATTTTAATCAATTCATCGTCTACACCAAAACAACGTATTAGATTTCGAAGAGACTTTTCTGTTCCCTTACTTTTATAAATATAAGACAAATTATTATAAATGTTTTGATAAATAGCATTTTTAACATTATGTAATTTATCTTTAAATTCCGTTTCTTCATTCCTAGATAAAACGTCTTCTAAGAATGTTGTGTCATTGAAAATCTCCAAATTTTCAAATCCAGCAGAACTTAATAAATTTTTAGCAAAAGGCTTTGGTTTATTGTCAGACTCATAAGTTATATTTTTTATTTTAGGTAAGTCTGCAATTTGTATATGTAATGTATCAAAATAGCTAGATATAATTTGGGTTAAATACGATAAATCCTTATAATCGCCCTTTTCAGCTTCATCGGTTATCCATGAAGGAAATGTTTTATAAATATTTGATACATTTTTCTGATCGTGTTGAAAGCCTAAATCAGTATATTCTTCTATTAAACTTTGCACTAGTGGATTACTAGAAAAAATAATAGGATCTTTTGATTCGGCATATTTATGCTTTTTATCTTCTTCAGTTAAAGTATCGTATAAATATTCATTAATGGCAGAACCGGTACTTTTACAAGTTAAAGAATAATTAATTATATGTCCATTAGATACACGACCAGAATAATCTAAACAAATTTTATCTAGCTCACTTATATCTTCTGTGTTAATAATACCTTCATTAAATTTTAAATAAATGCCTAAATCTTTATTTGCATCATCGGTATTTGATCCTCCACCGACCTGCATAAGCCAATTTCTATATATTTGCTGAGAATTTCTACAAGTTTTCCAAAACCTAAATTCATCATAAGAGCCATAAGAACTACCAAGACCTGAATTAATAGTATTAGTAGTAAATAAGTCGCTTTGTAAAGCGCCTATATATGCGATTGAATAAGCATTATCAGCTAAATCAATACCTCCACCATTTAAACATACGTTTCTAGATTTTAAATCACCATCGACATAAAGACACAACTCTAAATCTTCAGAATTTATGTTAGAAAATGTGAAAGCATAATGATGCCACTTACTAGAATCAAATTCATAATCTATTAGTTTTGATGTTATGCCACTAGAACCGGAACGATAGGTGGCGGCGAATTTATCAGTGCCATTAACCTTGGTAATAGCCAATCTTGTGTAATTTGGTGACGAAGAATTCTTTCCATTCCATAAATCAAATAATGCATAAGAAAAATTATAATTTGCGTTAGTAGGCGATAATTCATCTTTGAACCAGAACTCTACTGTATTACCGTAATTTGTAATTCCTAAATTTGATTCTCTATTATTATCTATATCATATAAATTAGCAGTTTCAAACTTACCTTTAGAAGAAGGATTTGGACCACCTTTTATTTTTATATATTGAGGATTAGAGCCAGAGCGATAATTATTAATGTTAGATAAATAACCGTTTGATTTTAAAGATACATATCCGGTTGTCTTGGGATAAACATTATCAAAAATATATAAATCCAGTTGAGAAGCACCATTTCTCCATTCCAATTTTTCTTTTTTGGAACCATCATACGGATAGTTTTCATATATATTCTTAAAAGAATCTACATAATATCTTTCGGCTGATCCATATCTAGCAAAATTAGTTGGATCGGAAAAATCTACGGTAGGTAGAAATCTTTCTTTATCAACTATAATTTCCTCTAGAAGCTCCTTGGATTCAGCTTCTTTATAAAGCTGATCAATTTCCTTCTTAGTAACAACCTTTTCAGAGGTCTTGCCAAATAGTTCTTTTAAACCCATATTTAATCAATCCTAAATTTAAATATATCACTAAATTCTTTTAGATAATTTCCATCCCAAGTAGCTAATTTTATACCATATCCATAATCTTTTTCAAAAATAGTCATATCTAAATCAAAATAATTACCATTTTCATCATACGAAGCCTTGGTATATGCCAGAGAACCAGTAGAATAATCTACTATTGTATAATTATCATTAAACCTAAAAATTTTGTAATATAAATTAGGAATTGAAGTATTTTCTATATTATTATATGCTACAGAATATATATTCGGTTGCCAATCTTTTTCACGTACATAAATATTAAATCTTGCTTTTTCTTGTTGATTATATCTTGGTTTTAAATTAGTAATATTTATTATATATTTGGGAGTATCCGAAGAAGTATCATTATCTCTTTGTAAAACATCAAAAGAGGAAGAAAAATATTTTTTTGTTTCGTCTGACGGATCTACCCATTTATCATAAATAATACTAGAAGTTGTATCTAAGCAGACTTGTGCTTTATACACTCCCGGTAAAGGATTATTAATAGTCAAAAGACTAGAACTTATTTCATTAGTCATTGAAGAATCAATAAAGAATTTAACAGTTGGTATTGGATTGCCATAAATATTCTTAAAGCTTCCGCCTACTTTATTGTAAAAATACAAATTCATTGTATTATCTTCTGCGCTTAATAAACTACTAGATGCAAAAAAATTATTTCTATCGTCAGTTACCAATGGTGCCCATCTAGCCTCAATACATGGTCTATTTAAAGTATATTGAGAGTTTCTACCAGAAAAACGTTTTGTATAATAACTTGTTAATTTAGAAGCATCTTCATAAGAAGAAGATAATTTAATCATAATGCCGTTATTTGGTATGCTTTCACTTATCCATTCTTCTACTAGAGGAGTTATATCCAACTCTATATTTTCTAAACCAGTTTTAAAGTTAACTATATAATCATAATTTAAACCTGTAACTATGTCTCCACCTTTTGTTTCCCAGAAAGAACCACTTTCGTTATATGTCCAAGAACATCCATAGCCACCTGTTAATTGAACAAAACCAGAATCAGAATATCCTTCCATATCTAATCCATAGCCTTCTTCCCAACTTTTAGAAATAGGGTTTATTGTGACAGAAAAGTCTTTTGGTATACTGGCGTTGTGTGCTACATTAAATACTTTTAAAATATATTGTACGCTTCCGCTTGTAGGTATTCTACCGGCTAAACGGTCTGCTTTAATATCTTCTATGGGAAATTGAATTAATACTCTACTTCGTTCAATAGAGCCAGAAGTAACAGGATTAAATAAGCCGGGGTTTAAAGAATCTTGACCGGTAGTTTGATCATAGATGCTAAAAATTTCTAATACATCAGCTGCACCCATATTAGCTATTTCTGCTCTAGTAATTAAATTCTCATAAAAAGCATTAGTAATAGTTGTATCTTTATTGGCTACGAATCTTTTGATAGACATTAGATAATAGTACCTTTTATATCGCTATTTGGAAATTTTAATTCCATAACTACATTTAATGGAACATTAATATATCTTCCATCGGATGAAGTATTACTTTTAAAGTTAAATTGCGAATCAGAATAAATGCCACCTATTTTTTCTTCTATAATAACAGAAGTAACATCTATTAAACCATCTACCTTTTTAAGAGAATCATATACTTTAGTTATTGTAAATGCTTCGCCAAAATCAGCAGTATGGGCAAAATCTGTTTTTAACTGTTCTATCGCATCAGTCAAAATATCATACTTAGATCTATCATTTGAACCAACAGCAGTAAAATTAATACCATAATTAATTACTTTGCCATCTAATATATCTATAGAGTCAGTAATCATTTTGTTACGCATAAGCCAATTTTTTATATTATTTTTTATTGTTTTATTAGATGTTGTTAAATAACCATCTGAATCTTCGCAAAGTACATAAATATTTAAGTTTCTTTTTAAAGACTTATTATCTCTTTTTACGGTAACTCGTTTTATAGAGCCAAATTTATTTGGCATATTATAAACTAATGCTCTATAATCTGTTTCAGTGACTGCTCTGCTTTGAGCGGAAAAAGAACTTTCTATTCTTTTTTTCAATTCTTGAGAATTAATAGTAGTTGTATCTCCGATTATAGGAGTTTCATTAGTTATTTCTAAGCTTGATTTAACTAAATTTAAGCTAACATTAGATAACGAATCTTCATTATTAAATTCAAATATTCCACTTGTTACTCTATTAATAGTATTAGAAGCATAATTTACATTAGAAGATTGGTTATTATATCTATAAGTTACTATTAAATCTGTGTTAGAAGGTGCAATCCCCATTTTATCACTATTTAAAAGCTTATATGGATCAAAACTATCAGAAGAAATATAATCTTTACCATAAATATTTAATACAACTTCCGTTGGTTCAGCCATCATATTATCGGGATCTTTAATTACAACATCGGAACTAGCGCCGAATTGTAAAGTGGTAGTTCTTAAATTTCTATCAACAACAAATCTTCTAGGAACCATGAACGGTTTTAAAATTTCTCTAGCTAAGACTGAATCAGTTGAATCTCTGTTAGTTATAGATTTATAAATAATATTTTGTGATAAATTTTCTACTTCATAATATTGATTGCCTTCAAGATCATAAACAGATAATATTTCTATAATATCATTTTGATTTAAAGAGACATTTAAATATCTTTTATAATCACCAACCGATATTCTTTCAGAAGCTATAAGACCAGAAATAATAGTGCCATAAGATTTAATAGCATAAAATAATGGAAATCCAGTATTTGGATCAGAAACACTAACTCTAATTTCATTATTAGGATTATCAAATCTAACATCTTCATTTAATATAAAATTAGCTCCTCCTCTGGTACTAAAAGCACTACCTTTTTTTAAAATTGGTGCATAATCTAAATTTGGCCCTAAACCATTAGTACCAGCAGGAACCGATATATAAAAAGAAGCCATTCCGGTAGAAGAATTGGTACTAGAAAACTTAAATCCAGCTTGTCTTCCAAGTTTAATGATGTTATCGTACTCAGAAGCAGTATCTACAAAAGTCTCATTTGCTTGATAATCTAAATAAAAAGAAAGTATGTCTCCTACATATGAGACTGTATCAATCATTAAAGAGCCAAACGACGCTTCATTAAAATCCTTATATACATCAGAATAATAACGTTTAGCGTGCTGTATTAAATCATCTTTAATATTTTGATAATTTCTACTAGTATAATTTATAGGAACTATTTTTTTAGACATTTAATTATTTTCCTTAATATTATAAATAGACTAAGAATCTATATTTAGTTCATCATTTATTCTTAAAGAAGGAACATGATATTTTATATTTATGAACAAGACGTTCTCATCATTACTATTAGGAGGAGATATATTTATTTCTTTAATAGATATAAATTTTAAATATTTGCCAACCTGCTCTGTTATTCTAGACTGTATTTTTTCTCTTACCTCTAGAGTGTCATTTTCAAAAATATATCTTTTAATTCCAACGCCAAAGTCGGAATCCATTATTCTTTCCCCCGGATTTGTTAATATTAACATTTTTAAATTTTGTCTTACGGAATCTATTATTTTTTTATTTAATGAATAAGCGCCATCTTCATCAAAATCATAAGATAGTGGTAATCTAGGTGAATATCCTCTCATTTTTAATTTTCCTATAGTTGTTGCGGATAGAAGGGGCTTCCTTTAAAGCCATTTAATTGAATTTCTACCCAATCACGGAATAATAGTACTTGTTGATTGATTTGTAATTGATTTTTAGAATAATCTTCATAAGCAGAGTTTATAGCTTGTTTCATAGCTTCGTAGCTATGTGGCTTATTCATAAAGTACCATATGGAAGAAAAATAAGTATCTACTGCTTCTCTTACATCATTTGGATCTTCAATTAATGGGAATTCTAACACTTCTGCTAATCTTAAAACCAATGCGTTTTGACGGTCTAATGTAATAGGCATAGATTCTAATTTTCTAAATACATTAGAAAGATAATTTCTAATATTTTCTCTAGCTAGTTCAATTCCTACATTATAATCTTTATCATAAACTGTATCTACTTTTTTTGTATTAAAAGCTTCTATAATAAAGTTTTTTAACTTACTTTCTTCTAATTTATCTTTTAATACATAATCAATTGTTTTAGTTTCTTCATTTTCTATATATTCAACCGTTAATGTTTCATTAAATAACAAGTTATATGCCTGATTTACTGCTTTATCAAATAATTCTTTTTTTGCTATTCCAAGCGCTTGTTCATAGTCGGTTGCAAATACATCGTCTTGAACCATTGTGGAATAGAAAGGAGGAGTTTTAATAATATCTAAATCTTTGTCATATTCTCCAAAAGAAATAGGCTGTTTAGATTCATAAAAATTATCTTGGTTATAAATATCATCACAATTTATTTCTTCTTTTCCTAAATTATTTACCCATTCATCAGCCATATCAGCCAAACCGGGTCCATCTTCATACCAAGCTAAGGTTGCAAAATAGGTAGTAGTTAACAATGGATTTATAAATGGCATTGGACTTGTTACGGGAGTTGGTAATGTTCCAAGTGGTATTGAAACGGCAGGTATAATAGCTGATGTTAAATCTGGTTTAAGAGATTTTGCTGTTTTATAAACTGTACTAATCAACGCAACGTTTGGTTCTGAACTTTCAACTATTCCTTTTAGAATCTTAATTGGCGTTGTTAATAATGCTTTAATCAAGAAGCTAGCTATTAGCTTTAATGGATTCATATTTTCTGTTGATTGAGCATCATTTGGATTAGAGGCTATTATTTGACCATTTGATTGTATTATTTTACAAGTACTTATAATATCTCTTTTTGTATCTTTAAAAGCATTAGATACCTGCCTTCTGGTACTAGTGCATAAAACATCTAACATAAATATATAATTTAATGTTTGAGTGGTGGGAAATATATATTTAAATAAGAAATCATATTCTACAGTAGATATAAACTCCAACATTATTTGTAAATTATTATTTATATTTGCTCTTTCATAGATTTTTTGTCTTATATAATCAGTTTTTGTGATAAATTCATTTTTTTCTTGATCAAAATATTTGTATGTACATTTAAAATTAAGATATACGGCATTAGCATCAGCAACTATTATTCCATAGTTTGATGAATCTTCAAAAACGTTCTTTATATTAATTAATGTCAAATTTTCTTTAGCTAAATATTCATTTGTATCTTTATGAATTCTTTTAGCTAATTTAGGAAGAACATAGTTTTTTATTTCACCCTCAACAAAATCTCTAAATAATTCTGTCTTTTTTAATATTTCATTAGTAATATTTTCTTCTGGATTGGAAGCTTTGTATTGTTTTAAAAGGAAACTAGTTAATATATTGAAGAATATATTATCCATTCCTCTCATTTCTGATTCAACCATCCTAGCCATAAAAGAAATAAACATCTTATCATCTCTTAATGACTGAGGATCATAAACTCCAAATACATGTATCCCTCTAAGAACAATATCATGCAAAAATATTCTTGCCGCTAAATGTAAGCCACCATTAAGAAATATTTTTTGTGTTTCTGTTGTTTCTATATCTTCTAATTCAGAAACATTTATTGGTATTTTTCCAACCGTTCTATCATCAATTATTTTTTCTATACAAACATTTTTTGACTTTTCATCTAAAATTTGTTTTTTGATTGAATCAACTTCTAAATAATGAGGTCTAACATTACATGCTTTTTGTTCTGCGGTCTGAGGAACAACTAACTTTAAATACTGTGTGTATGGCTGTCCTGTACCACGAACTGTATTGGTTATATAATCAGGAGACAAATACTCTCTAATAAACATAAATTTGTTTTTTTCACTTAAAATATTATTTTTTATTGAATCATACAATCTTTTATTAATGTCTTCATAAATTTGTTCTGAAAATAATTCGTATGAAATTATTTCTCTTCCATCTTGTGAAGTAAGGCCGAACTTATTTATTTTATCAGTAATAAATTTATGTAAAAGTTTATGTTTATTTAAATTACCGAGATCTTGTACATTAAGACCGGAAGGATTTTTTATATAAGATAATATGTCGTCTGACACTTTATTAATTTCAGTGTTTTTTATAAAAGTTTTTGAGTTTTTTGTTATTTGTAATCTGTGAATATCATACAGTTTTTCATCTTGAAAAGATTTAATTTCAGAACCATTTGGTAATGTAATTTTGTCTAAACCTGTTTCATAAACAATGTTAAAATCAGGATAATTAACTTTAGTTTTTAAAATAACATTATAAAATCCTTTAACATCGTCATAGGCTATTTTAGCTTTATCGTATAAATCTCTTAATGTAGCAAATTCATTATAATTAGAATTCCATAAGATAGAATTTGATTCATTTATTTCAGTAGAAAAATTCATTAATTGATTTAATGAAGTAATAGTGGCCGTATTATAAAACATTTCTTCACAAATAACTAAATATACTGCGGCTCCTTCTTCCGCAGCAAAGAACGCATTTGCTTCATTTATATTAGATACTCCAAGTACTTTATAAGCATTTTTTAGTTTTATTTTCAATTCTTCAGTATCAGTAACGTTGTTTCTCAAATATAAATCAGCTAAATTTAATAAGTTTAAAATTGGACCTAAACTATTTAAAACGTCTTTAGCGCTAACGCTATCTGGCTCTAGCGTATCTGCTGTAAAATCGACAATTTCAATAACCATTTTTTTTAAAACTTGACTCCAAACAGCTTGTAATAAATTTCCTAATAGTTTTTCTGCATTGCTTATTTTATCTCTTAATTCTTTTTCTATGAAATTAATATCAAATTTTTGCTGCGTAGTTCCATTCAACGAACCAGAAAAAATAATATGATTATTTTCATATAAAGTTTTAGAATCAGTCAATGAATCACTTAATAATGTTTGGAGCGCTGAATTATTACCGTCAAGGGCAAGTCTAAACATAAGACCCGGATATTTAGTATTTTTATAACCATCCCAACCAGTCTTATCCTCAAATTTGGCAGTAGCAAGTAAACCTTCTGATATTTTTGGATCTAATTTAATATCAGGAACTGTTTCTATTCTGCCGCTGCCACTATTAAATTGAAAAAAATTAACAGAATTAGAGTTGTATTCTGTATAAGTTGTTTTATACCAATCCCGTGCCTCTCTATCAAAATTATTATAAACAGTCTTAAATAGTGTATTTGCTAAATTTAAATATTCTTGCTGAGATGGTGATAAACTAGCACCATTAGGAAATATTTTGCATGCTATATCTGGTACTTTAGAAAAATCAAATGGATTTTCAGAATCTAATAATTTTAGTATGTCTTCTAATGCTCTTGCTTCATCTTCTCTTATAGAAGCTAAAGCTTGATCAATTAATTCTGGGCTCAAGCCTTTATCCTGTAAAATCTGCCTTCTTAAATTTTCTACTTTTCCATCATCACATAAAATATTTGGCCCTGATACTGTTTCTTCGGGAGAAATATTATCATTACATATACTAAGATCAATTCCATTACCAATATTTCTAAAAAATTCTGCTATTTGTTGTCTTGTGCCAAATAATTCAGAATATGGAGAGCCATATTTTCTTTTTATAAGAGATATTATTACTTGATATGCTTCATCATTAACAGTTTCTCCCTTATATAAAGAGCAAATTTCTTTTGTAGTCATACAAGTTGTTATATCTTCTATAATATTTTTTAAAGTATTTTTAGCACCAATTTTATCTTCTTCAGTAACAGGACCGGGATTATTTTTAATAGAGTCATAAACGTCATTTAAATAATCATTTAAGGCAGGATCAGTGATATTGGCATTAGGTTCAAAAGGATTATTACCAGTTGGGAAATTAGGTGGTTGATTTAAGTCTCTGGTACATGCTTTGGCAGCTGCTTCTAGTGCTTTTTTAATTCCTAAAGATATTAGATCATTTATAATTTGTATAAAGGCGTTTTCTAATTCTTGTATTAAAGATTGATTAGGGTTATAAGCTCTTAAAACAGGTAATTGAAACCCATTAATTACCTTTAAGCCATTTTTTAAATATGGATTACAAATAGTAGAAAGGAATATACTTTCAATAAACTTTCTAGCTTCTTTGTATTTAGACATTAAGGCCATTACAATATTTGGAGGCAACGAAGCAGATAGACATTGTGCAGAAAGACCTAAGAATTTAGCCCAATCTAATGCTCTAGCAACACGTATAAAAGCAGCTAATTTTTGTTTGTTTGTTTTATTCGGTAATTTATCGATACCGAATAAAATTCTCATATTTTTATCTTTAATAACATCTTTAGCAGTTAAAGATTTAGTAAATAAATCTCCTTCATTTTGCTTCTTTTTCTTTTCATAGGCTTTTCTTAATTTTTTCCATTTAGCTATTTCTTGCGGAGTACGTACAGAGGTTAAATCACTAATTCTTTGTATTGTATCAACACTACAATTCACAAGGTCAACTGGTTTAGGATATACATTTGTTATTACTGGATAGTGTTTTTCAGTTAAAAACTTTTTAATTTCATCTTCTGGATTGCCGCCTAATAAGCCTATAGCTCCAACGGCTGCTCCAACGGCTGCGGTACCTATCAAGCCCCCGCCAAGAATAGCAGCACCAGCCAATAATGGTGAAGTATCGGCTATATTTTGTGCAGCTGCCTTAAAGGCATCGTAAGAGTCTTTTTCAGGATCAAAAACAACTATATAATTAGCTGTAGTTTGATTTGAAACATATTCATTTTTTAAATAAGACAACAAACCAACAGATAAAGAAAGCTTTTCTTTATCGGAATAATATTTGATTGCCTTTATTTTATGTTCTTTTTTATCAACTACAATATCTAAAGAAAAGTTCCATTTTAGACTTGGTGTAGAAAAAATGTCAGGTCTTTCTTCTTGTACAAATTTTGGATGATTTTTTTGTAGAAAAAGATTTGTTTCTTCTACAAAGCCTCTAACATTTTTTGCTTCAATAGAAAAATTTCTAAAAGCATCTGGCTCCATAACCCATTGCCTAGTTATGAAATAGATTTCATAATGCTCTAATATTTGAATTAATTTATCGAAAAAAACTTTATATTCATCATAATCCTTAAACTTACGTATAAAATACCTCTCTGGATCTGGATCAGGCGGTTTAGGAACTGGCTCTTTTTCTTTTCCCGGTTGTATTTTTTTTATGTCTGGATTGTCCGCATATAAATATGCTTTTGGTAATACAACAAATACTCTTAAGGTAGAGCAAGGTCTTGGATCTATATACCATTTTTCAGATGTAATAAATTGATAATAATTATTTAATAGTTTATTTGATAAATCATCATTTAATTCAAAACCAACTTTTTCAAAAGTTAACTTTAAACATTTTTTTCTTGCTTCTTCCATCAAAGACCATAATTGGTCTTCGCCGTTGATAGAAACTATATCAGGAAACTCACAATGTACCGCCCAAGAACCTAAATAGTTGTCTTCATAAGGTTCATCAATAGGTTGAGATTTCCAATCTATTAAGGCAGAATTTCTATTTGGCTGATACTCATCTTTTAAGGAAATTGGAGCAAAATCAGGAACATCCTCTAATGGTTCTAAATACTGGGTAGAAACATATCCTATCTCATTGGACGATAATTTTATTTTAGAATAAGACTCTTTAGTATTTTCAATCAAAGCAACAATAGTTTCTAATACTAAAACTTGTTCATTATCTTGCAAAGAGCGTAAGTTAGGGCCAAGTATATTTGGTTCATCTAGTAAAAAATCTTTTTCTTTTACAAACCAAACAGGTTGTATAACTTTATGAGTTGGAAAAACTCTTAATGGAGATTTTATATTTTTGTAATTGGACATAATTTTAATTTAAATAGTGATAAAAACTGTTTATATATTTAGTACCTGTATCTCTAATGTATTTTGTTCTCCAAGCTTCAAGATTTCCCGTATTAAGATTTAGACCTTGCTTAGTTAAATTCAACATTTGAATAGCTACTGATTTGTGTTCTATGCAAACATTTGGATCTAATGAAGTTTCTAAAGCATGATAATTTTCAAAATGTGTATGATCTGAAATTGCTTCATTGAATCTTGCTTGTGATTCATAAAAATTAGTAACCACTCCACAAAGCTCTTGAATAAAATCTGCTAATTCTTCAAAAGCGTCTAATAAATTTTGTCCTTTTGGAATTGGTTGCATATCTTTATCGTCATTATTGGCTATTAATTGTACACCAAATCCGGTATATGCCTCATCTCCATTGGATAGTTTAGAATCTGTATTTGTAACTAATTTCATCGATTCTCTGGCTATTATTCTTACGGCATCTGCTTTAATAGCTATAGCCGATTGAGCGTTAGAATTGCCGGTTATGCCTTGACATATACTATAATTCTCGTCTATATCAGATTTTTGACTTATATATATTCTTGCTGCATCGGCACCAGTATTTGGGTTTACCGGACCACGAACCGCAGGAGTAGACCTAGCATCTAAAGCAGATAATCTGCCAACAACTATATCTATCGCTCCAGCACGAAGATGGCCCATTCCTCCGTACCCGCTATCCATACCTCCCGGTCTATCTCTTCCTAAAACAATCCAAGTATTGTTTTGTCCTTGCCAAACATCTTCCGAATCGGTTTTATTAAAAGAAAAGTTATTTGTAGGATCATATAATACGGAATTTTTTATGCCCAATTCGGCATTGGGATCATCCGCATTACACATATTATCATTTGTAATTTCGTCTATAGTACCCATATTTTTTTAATTAGCATATAGGAGTTGCAAAAATATAATTTGATAATTCATTTGTTGTTCGAACCCCATTAACATTCCGTACGCCTGCTTGAGAAATCATAATTCCAAGAGTCTCATTATAAGGGTCTTTATCAGGTCTGACAATAATAACATGTCCTGTACCATCTGATCTTACAATCGTTCCCACAACAAAAGAACCACTATTTGCCACTTCTTGTGCCTCTTTCGGATTAGTAATTATTTTCCAACCAAAATTTTTTATATTATTTGCATCTCTAAACCAAGTTCCAGTGTAATAGCCACTTAATTCTACGACTGTTGAGTTTCCTTGACCATAAAATTCTTTAAAACCACCGTTATTTACAGGTTCATTTCTCTTTAGTGTTTTTCCTTTTAAGGTCTGATCTTTAACGGATACCCAATGAGGATAATTTAATACTTTCATTGCACAAGCGACATCCCAAGCAAAAATATTACACCATGTATTACCCGCTTTTTTATATCTCGGATTTACATCTACGCTAAATTGATTAATAACTTCTTCATATTTTTTTGGATCTTTATTACATTTATCTATTATTATTTTTGGTTTAGGAAAATTATTATCTTGAGGATCCATAGAAACTTCTTTATCTGGTGGTGGAGAAGGAGGACCGGGAGGAAGTGGTTTTATTTTTTGTCCCTGTGGAGTTTGCGGAGAAGGAGGAGTAGAGGGATTATTGGGAGCGACGGAAACTATTTTAGTGTTAGAAAATGAATATTCTATTTTTTTATCTTTATAATTTTCTTGTGTTATCCAAACAACGTTTCCTAAAGCCAACTGTCCAACCGTGTCAGGATTGGCAGAAAAATCATCTAAACAGTTTATAACTCGTTTATCAGTAGGACTATTGTATGTATTAGGAATACTATATATTTGGCCGGGGCCATTTAAAATACATACCTTATATTTTTTTGGTTTAAAATCGGGTTTTTCGTATGACTCTAATTCTACTCTTTGAGAGTATTCAAAATTTCTTGGTTCATCTTCTACTCTTACTATAACTCCTTGCCAACCTTTTATGTCTTTAAAAGAATCATGAGTTTGTCTATCTATGCCGGTTAAGGTTATTACATCACCAACGGTGGCATCTTGAACATCAATAGGAGATTTTCTTGGTTCGCTTAATTCATTCGTTAAAACAGGAATTTTATCTAAATTTGCTGGTGTGGTCATAAAATTAATTCCTACGTTGGGGTAAATACTCCATGTGAATAAATAATTTCTTCAGGAAAAATGTCTTTAATTTTTTTAACATCATATGGATTTACTAATTTTCCATTTGCTTTCATTTGAAAATGTAAATGTGGTCCTGTAGATCCTCCAGTATTTCCTACTAATCCTAATAAATTTCCCTTATTAACTTTTTGCCCAGTTTTTACAGTTAATTTACTCATATGACAATGAGTAATTTTATACTCTATATTATCATCTTTTACTAAAAGATTAACAAATATACCACAATTATTATCATTTGATTCGTGAGCAATACTAACTTTTCCATCGGCAACAGCATATATAGGTGTTCCAATCGGAGCAGCTATATCTATACCTGCATGATCACCCATTACAGAAGGATTTGTTGGATTCGGTCTTAACCCAACTAAAGATGTTATCTTATAAGTGCCGTTTAATGGAGGAGTCCATTTTTTATCTTTATTGTCTGGTAAATCTTCTTCTCTTTGTGCCTCTGGAATTAGTGTAACATCCATAGCATTTAATATTGGGTTATTAATTGGTGGAGAGGGTTTATTAAACCCAACATTCGGCTGTGGCGTAGATGGTGGAGAATTTGGCGAAACAGAAACATTTATAGTTTTAGAATTAGAATATTGGATTACCTTGTCTTTATAATTCTCTTGAGCTATCCAAACCTTGCTACCAACAGTTAAAATGCCATTATATTTAGGATTTAGGGAGTAATCATCTAAACTATCAATAATACGCTTATCTTCTGGAGTTAAATCATATGTTTCAGGCTTGGTGTTTACATATGGACCGTCCAGTAAACAAACCTTATATCTTATTGGAGTTATATTATTCTTATAAAGGTTTTCCATCTCCACTCTTTGAGAATATTCAAAATTTCTTGGTTCTTTTATTACCCTAACCACAACTCCTAGCCATTTTCTAGAATCCTTAAACGAATCATGGGTTTGTCTATCGATTCCTATTAAGGTTATTACATCACCAACGGTGGCATCTTGAACATCAATAGGAGATTTTCTTGGCTCACTCAACTCATTTGTTAAAACCGGAATTTTATCTATATTAGTTGGTGTATACATGTTAATCCTCGCGGATTAAGTCAAAAAGAGAATCCCTTTCTTTTTTACTCATTCCCTCTTTACCGCCTTCTTGACGTTGCACTATTGCTGCTACTTTAACTAGCTGTTCGTTTGAACGTTGCAAGGTTTCAAGATACATAGCGGCAATTTCACCAAAGTTTTTATGAGTATACTTATCCTCTGAATGTTTATTCATATGATCAACTAAGTCTAATAGAAGCTTGCTTGTTACTGCGCGATCATTTTGAATGTTGTGAGTGGCCTCTTCTATATATTCTTCTAAAGTTTTATTAGTACTCATCTCTGTAAACCCTCGGTTTTATATGAGAAATTTGACCATTTTGCCATTTTTTACGAAAATCTTCGTATTTATAGCGAAACTTTTTAAGATTATTTACAACTTGCTTAGTATTTAATCCTGTTATTTCTCTCATATATAGATAAATAGCCTTTTTATTGAAAATTTCTATATTTTCACTTTCTTTAAAAAGCATAATAATGGCTTTATATACCTTTATCTCATTATATTTTAAACGTTTATCAAACCAGCTATGCATTTCTGCTTCCAAAGCTGACCAAAATTCTTCTTTTTCTCTGTTGTAAAGATAAGAATCTTCGTACACAAGTTCTTCTTCTTGTGGAGAATCCTTTATATCTTCTATGTAAATCTCTTTTTTATTGTTATTTTTCTTTACTTTATGAATAAACCAATTTTTTGTAATAACAGAAAAATAAGAAAATGCTTTAGAACCACGGGATGTATCATATTTGTCTAATATGGTAGTTAAAAAAGTTTTACATTCGTTTTTAAGATCATCGATATTAGGTAAATTATTGAATTTATAGGTATAAACTATCTTTTCAACCATTTCGTTAAATGCGGGCTGAATGAGTTTTATATATAATTCTGTTTTACGATTATTGTCCAATATAGAAGCATATTCTAAAATAGCATCTTCATGAATCTTAGTAAAATACTGATTTTTGATCTCTATTGATTTAGTAACCACCGTTGGAGAAATAGTGGTACTTTGTAAAGAAGACCTTTTATAGCCCCGTTTAGAGCGTTTAACCGCCAATTGGGCCGATAGCTGCTCATCTTTTGGGGATCTCTTCTTGGGAGGCTTTTTTGTTTTCTTCGTTTGTTTGATTGGTTTCTTGAGTTTCTTCATCGATGCCTTCCAAAACGGTCTTTTTATATACACCGCAAGCTTGTATAACTAATTTAGTATTAGCTACGGCAGAATCAATAGCTGGTTCGCCATAATAATTTTCTAAACTAGCTAGTGGTTCTAGTAAGTTGCCATATTCTGTAAATAATTGCTGCATTTCATCTACGTTTTTAACAGCATAACTGAGGTTATTTACTAATTTACGGGTATACCAAACAAGCACACCATTAACGGCAATAGAAATAACTAATAATAGCGACAATATAAGTGTCATATTACAACTTTCTGTTGTTCAGCTCTTGTTTGTTATCTAATAACAACTTACGATTATCTTCAATAGCTTCTTTAACACGAATGCCAGCCGCCGACTGCTCTTTAGATTTTTCTGGTAGAGATGTTAAAAGAGAAGGTACTTTCTTAACATGCCCTTCTGTATGGCAATCTAAACATTCATTTAATACAACACTCATTTCATGAAATGCTTTAAAAGTGCTTTCGCATTTATCACATTTATAAATATAAGTAGGCATAACTTTATTCTTCCTTGGTTAAAACTGCCTTAGATGATAAAGTTGTTGGAGGATTAGAAACTACTAATTCTTCTCCTTCTAATACCATTTCAAAACCTTTTAGTAGTGGAACTATATCAGTCTGTTCCATAAGGCTCTTTTGTAATGAAATCATAATTGCAGATAGCATTTGGTTAGACATTTTCATTTTTGTAATCTCCTATAAAATTATATTATATCAGTTACTAGGTTATATTTAAGAATTTAGTTCTTTTTTTACAAGCATTAAAGAAGAAGCTATGACCTGATGCATGTCATAATATTTATATTCGGATAATCTACCACCAAAAATAATATTTTTATAAGTTTTAGACTTTTCTAAATACTTTTTATAAGTATTATTATTTATATCATCATTAATTGGATAATATGGCTCTATTCCCGGCTTCCATTCTTGAGAGAATTCTTTACTAACGATAGTAATACCATTTATTTTTTTGTGAGGTAAAAAATGTTTATGCTCACAAATGCGCGTATATGGTATCTCTTCATTTGTATAATTTATCAATGCGTTACCCTGATAATCATCTAGCGCGTGAACTTCGTTTTCAAATCTTACACTTCGATATTGCAATGAACCGAATTGGTAATCAAAAAATTGATCTATACACCCTGTGAACACTACTTTCTTAGCCAGTGAATTTAATTGAATACGATTATTAAAATAGTCTGTGTTTAGCTGAACGTCGATACCTTTCAATAGATTATTGAATACAGTGTGATACCCGTTTTGCGGAATTCCGGAAAAGATGTCGTCTGTTGAAAAATCTCTAAAATTATAACGGATTGGGATTCTTTTAATTATGCTAATTGGTAATTCTTTTGGATCTCTACCCCATTGCTTTTTTGTATATCCACGTATGAAAGTTTCATATATCTCCTGACCAACTATTGATAAAACATACTCTTCAAGATTTTGTGGATTGGATATATTTACTTTTTTTTGTTCTATAAGAATCTTAGCTTGTTCTGGTGTGGTAACTCCCCAAAGCTGGTTGAATGTTAGGAGATTGATTGGGAAAGAATAAAGCTTATTATTATAATAAACCTTACCTTGATTAAAATAAGGGATAAAATTATCAAAACGATTTACGTAATCCCATAAAGGCTTATTATTTGTATGAAATATATGTGGTCCATACTTATGAACGTCTATTCCTAAATCTTTATAGCTATAGGCATTTCCACCTATATGGTTACGTCTGTCTATTACAAGACATTTTTTGCCGCTATCGGTAGCTTCCCTCGCAAAAACAGAGCCAAAAAAACCACCGCCTACAATAAGATAATCATACATATTATGTTAAATTAGAGTCTAAAATATATTTCCAAGTTCTTTCAAAAAAATATCCACAAGCACCATTTCCATGTGGTTCGCGCCATGTAGTATTTTTTGATAACTCTAAACATTTTAGATAAAAGTCTTTACTTCTTTTTCTAATATTTATTTTTGACGCCATAAAAATAGCACCGGGATAAAATTCAAATTGCTGTTGTGAAGAATTGGGAAATATTTCTTTTATTCCCGGTCTTAAATCTAAACCGGGATGGTGTGGATAACCATCTATATCACTCCATAAACTTGGAGAGCCAAAATAATTTACAAACGATTTGAAATCATATTCATCGTTATTGTAAGTCATTAATTTGACAGCTTCTAATAATTCTGGGGCGTGGTCAAATGGGTTGGCTTGTGTGAAGATAGTATATTCGGCTAAAGAGTCGTAATTAGTATAAATATGATAAAGATATGTGTGCGCCTCTCTACCAGCTTCATTAGGAAGGAAGTTTTCTTCATCAAAAAATTTGTTATAAACAGTAATTTTTAAGTTATCTCTATTAGAGAGATTATTTAACCAATCAACATTTTCTTTATACCTTGCAACTACCATTTCATATTTCATTATAAATCACCGTATGTGTCTTGTTCGTTAAAGGAAGAATCTTCAATTACTTTAAAAGTAAAATTGTTTTTAGATTCTTTTTTTACATTTGGTTTTCTAATAATCGCAATATCATATATACTTTTTCTATTACTTCCAGCATGATAAATGCCCGGTTTATAATCATGTATTATGCTGACAATTTTAGGACCAATTATATCAAGATAATCTTTTGAAGAGTATTGATCGTAAAACGCTATTTCATATGGAAAATCATATTCAAAAAAAGCAGTACGTATTACAGTGCATTTAGAATAAGTCCTACAGCATAATTCGGCTGCTGTTTTAGTTTTTGCATATTTATTAATTGGATTTATAGAATCAGAAGGACTATAATAGCCCTTTTTACCATCAAATACCGCATCTGTTGAAATATAGATAAAATCTATGTGTTTATCAACAACGTAATTTAATAAATTTATTGTTCCTAAAACATTAATATTAATTGCTTTAAGGTATTCTTTTTCCGCCTTTTTAACATCAGTGTAGGCGGCTGAATGGACTATTACATCTGGCTTGTTTAAATTTAAATAATTTAATACGTTCTCCGGGTTGGTTATATCCAATTCTTTACTACTAGGAGCTAATGTAGAGTACAATTCTTGATTTATGTTTTTAATCAAGAACTTTCCTAAACGACCTGAGCCGCCAGTTAATAATAGTTTTTTTAAAACCATTTGTACAATCCTTGTTCATGTCTTGGCGTCCAGCCCAAAGCCCTAATCTTTGAAGAATCTACGGCGTATCTTAAATCTTGTCCCCAACGATTTTCTACAAACTTAAGATATGAATCGGTTTTTTCCATCCACTGTATCACTTGTTTAGCTACTTGTAAATTAGTTAGATAGTTTTCAGCTGCAATATTGTAGATGTCGTTTTTTACACCCTTTTCTAACAATAACATATAAGCAGATACGTTATCTTTAACATAAGTCCAATCTCTAACATAACTTCCGTCGCCGTGAATTGGAATCTGCTTGTTGTTATTAATACAATTTATAGATTTAGGAATAAGCTTTTCTTCGAATTGTCTTTCGCCATAATTGTTACTTGTACGTGTAATGATATAGTTTAGACCATAAGTTCTATGATAGGACATTACTAGCATTTCAGCAGCAGCTTTAGTAGCTGAATAAGGATTACTTGGCTTAAGTTTATCTTGTTCTGTAAATTTCCCATCTAGCCTATCACCATATACTTCATCAGTACTGATATGAAAAAATAATGGTCTATCGTATTCTGGTTTCCCACGAACCAATTCAAGCAAATTATGTGTTCCTAGTATATTGCTTTTTACGAATACGTCAGAACTTTTAATTGAGTTATCAACATGGCTCTCAGCAGCAAAGTTTATTATTATATCACAAGTTGGAATATGTG